GCTTGTCCCATTTGTCTACCTTGTTTCATTTGCCCTGGCATTGTTATCTCCTAAACTATCGCTACATCAGGGCCTAGTCTACCTTTGCTATTCCACTTAGATGTTTCTGTTGTTGAATGTCTTAGACTCATAGCTGCATATCTTGTTGCTGCCATTAAGTCGTCTTTAATCTTTACTATTTTGCCATCTTTACGATGATATAATCTATATTCCTCAAACCAGTCATAACAGGTGTTAAAGACCTTAAATTTGCCTTGTTCCATGCGAGATAACATCTCCATGATCCCTGCTTCTACTGAATTACCACCTTTCTTTTCACCTAATGCGGGTGGGTTTTCAAAGTGAAAGGGCAGCATATTAACATGTGCAGTACGATATTGTTCTGCTAAGGTTATTCCCGAACCCTTATCATGCTGATATCCATCATGTGGCCATACTATTGGGATGTAATGGCTGCCCTCTCGTTGATTGATATGCCCTGCATGATAGTCAGGCGTTTGTTTTGCCATCTTATAGGTGTCATAAACGTAAATGATATCCTCATCCCTGTCCCAGGCAATCCATACGACTGCTGTAGGGTGATCGTATCCGAAATCGAGACCTGCAATCCTGGGGTAATGAGAGGGTATAGTAAATGGTTCACAGGTCAGATTATCCTCTAATATCGGAAATACCAAACCACTACCGATCATTGGTATCCCTTTAGACCTCATATCTCGCTCATGAGGTGGTAATGCTTGTAAAATCTGCTCTTTCATGTCATCGGTTAGATGATCTGCATCTTCCCAACCTGCCGTAATCAATGCCTGTTTGGGTTTAAGTTCCGATGTAAAATTCTGTACAACCTCAGTCATACCCGATTCCGGGGTAAAGGTCATGTAGACTTGTCCTCTTTTATCCAATGTACGGGTAATACATTGTGAATAGATATCTTGTGGTGGTTCTTCATCGAGCCATACTAGGTCGATACTCTCCCCCATAAATTTTTCAGCACCCATTTCATAGGCTTTAAAGGCAACTCTCGACCACCCACCGCTTTTATGTTTAACAAGGACTGACGAATGTGCATTTGGCACACCAGGTTTCCTCGTGGTTTCACCAATGAGATGTTTAGGGATAGATCCTTTGCCCTTATCTCTTGGGTTGTCGGGTTGCCCAAATAATTCTTTTTGACAGATATCTCTTGTAGTCTCGTTACTAGCACCACATACCCAGGCTTTTATGGGTTCTTTAAATCGCTTACCTTTCCACCAATCAGGATATAGGCCACTTAGGTGTATGGCCATCTCCATAGCCCCTACGTAGGACTTTCCCACCCTGTTTGCCGCCATAAGTAACCTTTGATTAGCTTCTTTGCCACTATCATGGAATCTTTGTTGAAAAGCATAAGGTTCATAATAGTTGAGTCTATTGGTCTGTTGGCGAGTCTTAAGAGTGGATATGATCTCATCTATTCTTTGCGATTCAGTAGACATAGTTATCCACCCCCTATTGTAAGGATAAATTTTTTAATTACAACTATATCTTGTGTTTTTCGCCCTACAGAACACAATATGTAGTGGTAGGTATTCATGTAACTAAGGTAAACTTATATTTCCCAAGAGAATATGGATGAATATACAATAATAATTATAAAATAAAAAGGGGGGTCGTACCCTACCAGGTCATTTAATCAACTGATCTGTAACTAACTAGTCGATTAACAAACATACATTCTTTCTCACCTTATTTTAAACTATTAGTACCTTAATTACTAGAAATATATTTACTTTATTTACAATATTATTCTTGTAGTAAGAGTATTCTTGTGATAAAATAAATTACCGGGAGGTATAAATTTTGGATTGGTGATCTGAGAATTCATGGACCTAGAAATTGTGGGCTGGGAAAGGGTATAGGAAAAGTAGTCTTTTGACTGTCTTTAGATTGACTAGTCCAAGACATCCTACCTTATCAGTACAATGTTATCTCTATATACTCCTCTATTAGTGATTCTTCTTCATAGGGCTGAATATAAAGGTTTTCGGCGATTCTGCGCTGCTTAAATCGGGTAAGGATCTATGTTGTCCAGGTACAATATAAAGGCTGACTAGAGCATATATATTGGTCTATGTTCTATTGCATATTTAGGCATAAAAAAGTTGGGCGAATCGCATTATATTGTTGCAAAGGAATATCAATCTGCTATACTTTATTACAAGAAAGGAGATAATCTCTGATCTTAACAACTAGGAGAAACAAATGAGTGTATATGATAAGAAAGTGAAAGTTGAGCTAACTGTTGGCGAGATATTCGAGATAGTTGGTCATTTGAAAGATGAAATTAAAGCAAATGGTGGCACAGACAACACAGATAAAGATGTCGTTAGTGCATTTATTAAATTAGGTAAATTTACAAAAGTGTAGGAGGAATAAATGAAGTTGACAGAAGAAAGAAAAAAAGAAATAGATGAGCTTGATGATACACATATTTTCTATTTCAGAAATATGTTCTCTGATAACGAGTGCAAATACATTTGTGAAACTCGCAAACATTTTAGAGAAATATTAGGTCATAGATAATATTTATCCTAGTGAGTAGCTCATACAATCGTGTGGGCTACTTTTCTTTTTCTGCTTGTAATATGGCGAGTCCTATTTGATAAGCAATCTGTGGCACAATCGCATTGCCTAATCCTTTAAGTCTGTCCACCCTATCGGGTATCCCATGAGCCACTCGACCCACATTGGGTTCAAATGACCACCACGAGGTTTGTCTCTGTATGCAACTTCTGTCTCTAAATACTTCTTGTGGTGAAGTTTCTCCATATTCTCTGTTAGTTTGAAGTGCATCCCTTTCGCTGATCTTGGAGTCGGCCACATTTTGTTCGGGTTTTCCGACTGACTGTCTGTTACGGCTGCATTGAGACTCCATCCATGAGTTCCTTTTATCATGCTCGGACTCGGTTTCTCGTGATATGCCATCCTGTTTGTTGCTCTCGGAGTTGGCCACATCTGTTGTGGTTTCCACTCTATCTCTTGTAACTGTGTCATCTCCTGGTCGAACTTTATCTCTTTCAGATATGGTTTTATCGTCTCCCAATCCTGTATGCTCGGATGACTGAACCCCTTGTTGTCTTTCCTGAACCAATGTTCTATCGTGGTTTTCTTGATGTTTGTCTGCTCTGAGAGTGTTTTTATAGTTGTTTGACTCCTCAAATACTCCACAAAGTCTTTCTGTGGCGGAAGATTCGGTCTTGTTACCATGACATGATCCTTGTATTGTTCCATTAACTGTGGATTCTGTTTGATTTCTTCCATCATTACCTGATCTACTAAGCATATTTGCACCATTTCTCCTGATGATCTTACTCCTTTGCCTTGTAAAAGTTTGGTTGCGTGTTTCAAAGAGTCCTCCTTGCTGTCCATTGTTGTTGGAGTGCGCCACATTTCTGACAACTTCTTGCCTCTCTGCCTTAATCCCTCCGCTATCATAACTTCCTCGTTCAAGACTTTGCCTCCTTTTCCATTCGGTCTGCTCCCGCCCCCTGTTCTCGGAGTAGGCCACAATCCAGACTCTGTATCTCTGGTGCGGGGCATTGACTGCTGAAGCTGGAATAACAAACGATTGGACTTCGTAGCCTTGCTCTTCCAGGTCAGTACACACTTGTTCGAATACCATGCCGTCTTGGATTGAAGTAAGATTTCTGACATTTTCGCCAATAACCCATCTTGGTTTACATGCTTTAATGACTCGTAACATTTCTGGCCAGAGGTGGCGATCATCTCTTGTACCTTTTCTTTTACCTGCGACTGAGAAAGGTTGGCATGGGAATCCTCCAACAACGATATCTGCTTTTTGTCCATCATACTCTCTTATATCTCCTGCAATAGGAACTCCCGGGAAGTTCTTTGCTAATATTTTTTGACACCATGGCTCGTTTTCAACAAATTGTATTGTCTTAAATCCACCTGTGGCTTCTAATCCTAAACTAAATCCACCTATTCCACTAAATAAATCAATTATTTTCATAGTTTTTGCATAAATTCATGCGATATATTCATATATCCTATATACCAAACATTATATTCAGAGCCTTTTGGTAATTCTTTCGCATGAGGGTGGGCATATTCTTTGAAAAACTTAATCTTATCTTCGTTTGTAGGCATTTCCGATGTGGCATTTCTTACATCTTTGCCAAATTCATAGAAATTATAATCACATAATCTATTATTTAAAATACCGCTTAAGTAATTTATGCAGCTAGTAACTGTTGGTTTGTCTATATCTTTTTTTATATCTAATTGTTTGAAAACCTCTGTGTAAAATAACCTAAAGTTAGATTGCATAATTTGTTCTCTTAACTGTGCATCTTTTTCTACAATCTTAGGAACTAATAAGTGTTCATTTTCGTAGATGGAATCAATCAGTTTTTCAACGCCATGTTTTTTTTGATATTTATAAAATTCACTCCTTTGTGATGGGTTAAGTGCGTATTTGCTCGAAATGATTTCATGTTTGTTAAAATGGTGATTCACGATTTCATTGACTATTTCGATGATTTTTTGATGGTGTTGTTCGTCAGCATTTCTGAGCTTTTCTTTGTATTTTATGTAAGCCTGTCTTTGTTGCATTTTTTTATGCATTTCATCGACTCGTGATTCTTCTAGTTTGACGGCTTGTTTTTCACCTAAAATCCTAGCGCCTTTACCACGATTACATTTATAGCAAAGAGTTACTAGGTTATCTAAGTCGTTTGTGCCACCTTTAGATACTGGCTTGATGTGATCTACTTCAAGTAAAACATCATCAGATTGTTTTGCGCCACACGTTTGGCATGTAAAATTGTCTCTTTCGAGTATATCGAACCTTTTTTTAGCACTTAAAGGCTTTCTTTTATTCATCACCAATCTTAGCTAGTGCATTAATCTCGATGTTTTTTACAAACTCTAGCATTTCTAAATATGGTTTCTTGAGGTGCATGTAATCTTTCTTTTTCATATTTAAAAATTCAGGGCGATTTTCATCATTATAGTTGAACTGCCCACTTCCCTCGCAATGCTGACATTGTTGTATACTGTCGCCACTTGCTATAGTTCCTCGCCCCTGGCAAACAAAACAATGCGGATAGATGACCTCACGAAGTGCTAAGTTGATAAGATGTCTCATAAGATATCGGTCTTGTAAGAGTTCTTTATGTTTTATATATTTTAAAAATATACTGCAACAGTCTTGATATATGTCATCGAACAACATAGACCTTGCATAGTTGTTATCTGTGTATTTCGCCATGAGAAAATCATATTCTCTGTTGTCCAATCCCCTGGTCCCCAAAAAGTGTGCGATATCTTCAGAAGTAATCGCATCGTGGCTTCTTGAACCTATTTCTAGGCTCATCGATTTTGCAGTTAACAATGATAACAAATCAGCTTTGATTTTGAACCCCTTTGACGTAATCAAATACAGACATTTTTTGACCATCTATTTCCATCATTCCGAACTCTCGTTGATCTAATTCTTCGATGCTTTTCTTATATTCGTCTTCTACTTTTTTTGTCTCGTCTACTACTTCTTCTTTTTTATCTACATTTTCATTCATTTTTCTGTGTTTTTCAATGATATATAGTTGCATGTGTTCGGTAACACCCCAGGGATAGTTCGTTTCGCTTTCTTCATCGTTCTCCCCGGTATCGTAAAGACTAAGGATTCCTAGTTCTTCTGAGGTAAATTTGCCCGACTTAAATAAGTCCATCTTGGCATCTCTTTTGTGTTTAGTCGGTTTCTTTTTATCTGATTCGCCAAACACGATATTGGTCCTGACTTAATTTTCTATAACAAATGTTACTGCCTCTGTCTTTGGCATATCTTCTAAGTGCATTGACGACTTTAACATTGTCCACAATTATTGACTGATCCTTTTGCATTTCATCAAAAGTGTCTAAGACTTCTTTGTATTTTACGTTCCCTCCTTTTTCTACAGGAATGGGTATATTATTTTCGATTTGTATCATTGATAATCAACCTCTCTGTTTCTATTAATGTTTTCATGGTCCTGATGTATGCTTGATTCCACATCTCAACCTTTTCTTGTTTGCTTAAATTTTTACCATTGTCTAGCTCGTAATGACATTTGTGGCACAATGCTGCAACTAAAGAGTCGGGGGCTTTCAGGCCAAGACCTTTTCCATGTTTAGATTGATTGCTGTGCGCTGCACAAACTGTACCATCATTGATACCACAGTTCATGCAGGACAGTTCTCGTAGGAGAGACAATAGTTTCTTGTTCCTATAAGGCAAGTACAATATCCCAAAACAATGCTATTGCAGATATGATCAATATGCACTTAATTGTATCAGGAATCTCGATTAGAATTTCCATTATTTTGTCTATCATTGCTTTTCTCCTTTTTCTTTTTTTTTAATATTTCTTCGTAGTTTTTGTTAAATTGTTTCCAATCATAAGGGCGATATGTATCACCCTTGCCAAAATTAGTTAATGGTTTCATCTACATTCCCTCTCGATTTGCTTTCCATCTCATCCATTAACTCGCTCATGTTATTAGATATGGTAATTTCTAAAGAATTTAATACTTCCTCGAAACCCTTACATGCGCTGTCGAAACCAGTAAAATACATTTCGCCTAGTTTTTTTCCGACATCATTTGATGGTTGTTCAGGTAATTTATATATTTTTTTAACATCTTTTACTTGTTGTTTGAGTATTGATATTAATTTTAGTTGTCCATGATATTGCTCAATCATTTTTTTACACCTCTCTTTATTCTTTTAATCTCAGATTTTGGCAAGAAATATTCTTTATATCTTTTGCCGTTCTCTGCCTCGACCCAATGATCTCTTATATCTATTCCTCTTTCTTTGAGTTCAGATAATCTTTTGCCACCATACATACTGTATATGGGTTTGGTAGCAAGTTGTCTTACAGTAACTCTTTGACCACTTGATAACATATCAAGTATCATTTTGTTTTGACTTTCTCTTTGCATTTATTTTCTCCTACTGTGTTTTTTCATAAGAATCATATTCTATTTTGTAAGCATAGCTTTTGATTCTTAATACTCTTTCTGTGAGGTCAAGCTCATCCTTGATACCTCGGCTTTCATCCATAATTCTTTCACACTCTATTATCAATTCTGATAACTTAACAGCTTCGGGGTTTGTCTTGGCGGTCAGATCCTTAGCTTTTTGTGTACCAGGGGTTGATAAAAACACCTCTTTGTATATCTCATTGTATTTAAGTTGTAGCATTGATTTTTCTACTTGTGCTTTTGTGTAATTTCTTGTGGCCTCACGATACGGATGCCTAAAATCTCTTTCGATGTCTATATCACTAAATCTCATTTCTACCATTTTATAGCCTTTACTGCTTTTTCAATCTCACATTTCATGTCTTTTTTTATCTTCTTTTCTAGTTGGTCAATTTGTATTTCTATGTACGATATTCTAGCCAAACTTCTTTGTTTATCTGCCAACGATGGCTTCCACTCAAGTTTAGTCATCTGATGCTCCTATCATTTCTTCCATTGTATTGCCTTTGCTGTGTTAGATATGATGTCGGGCAACCTTTTCTTAGTTTGTTTGAATTTTCTTGCTTTATAAAGCTCGTCAAACTCTTCGATTAGGTCGGGTAAATCTTTCTCTAGTGATTTTCTGAGTCTGTCATGTCCCATCATCTTAAGAACTTTTACCGCATCTATATCTGTAATTGTTTTTCTATCAAAAAAGTTTTGCATAAATCTCTTAGACAATGAGTCAGAACTAGGCATGTGCATTAGCAATTGCTTAGGGACTGTTGGTTTCCATTGATCTATTTTTGTGTGTTCTATAAATGCGACCACAACATCTTTATAATTCATGTCTTTGAGTGCAGCATAAAATATGCTTTTTTGTGTGTCGTTTATTTTTGGTTGAGCAGCATAGGTTTCATCCATCCTGTTCATAAGTGTGTTAAATTCTTCTAACGTCATAACCCTCTCTCTATTTATTTATATATATAAATATATATATATATAATAATTAATAATAATATAGTAACTATATTAATATAATATTATTAATATAATAACTATACCAATACCAATTATACTAGTTGAAAAAAAATTATTGTCAACTATATCTTTAGACACAATCTTGTGTTAATGTTTCTTGTAATAAACTATATATGGGAGAGTATATGAGAAAAAAAATAAATAAAAACATATATCAGAAGTTGGCAGAGGCATCTATTTCTGCTGATATCGTAACAAAATCAAAGGCTGAGGGTGTCAAATGGAATCCTTTATCACATGATTCTGTGAGTAAAGTGGCTATGGATGCCTTGAATAAAGTGGGTCTTTATCCTGTTTGTACGTTCAATGAGCCGATAATAACCCAGGGCAAAGGGATGGATTATGCAACCATGATCTGCAATATGAAGCTGATTAATGTTGAAAATCCTAGTGAAACCATTGAGGTTTGCACGTCATCTCACTTTGCTTTGAATGACCATGCAACAGGAAAAGGCATGTCTTATGCTAGAAAGTATGCATTTTTGAATGTCTTGAATCTTGAAACTCGTGAGGATTTGGATGAGGGTAAAGAAGTCCCGCAACACCAAACCAAAAAAGATATAAAAGATAAAGATGTTAAAGATGTTAGCAATGCTAAGTCTAGTGCAGAAAAAAAGAAAGTTATAGAAGATAAATTAAAATCAGGAGCAATCAACGATAATACTGATCCTTTCGATTTGGGTGATGCAATTGATGGATAATAGATATCGGCTTAGAAGTTCTATGGCTCAAAACTATGTGTATGGCAAATATAAAGCTAGAAACACACAGTTGAAGCTAGATAGAGAACGTATTGTTGAGCCGATAACCTATAACATGGATAGGGTAGAGTACGGGAGAATCAATGAGAAAAATGCAGTTGCGAAATTTATTATCATTGAGAAAAAAGTTCCCGACTTTATCTTGTCTGACCAAGACGAAAACAGATTTGTTCAAGAATACTATTATAGTTGTGGTGGTGGGACTGTAGACCTAAGCGCCACACCTGATGGTCTTGTAGGGACAAATGGTCTTTTAGAGATAAAATGCCCTGACCTTGGAAGATCATGTTTTAATAAAGGTTTTCCTGAACAATATCTCTGCCAAATTGTTGTGCAACAAATGGTAGTCAATAATCAAGATAACGATTACAACATCGACCATACATATTTTTTAGGGTGGAGTCCTAGACAATATAAGTTGTGGTTGTATGAACGTGATCTTGAACTAGAAGAATATGTCAATGATGCTTTATTAGAGTATTCAAAGGCATTGATAAGTGGTTGCGATGTTAAACCGAAACCTAAGGATTATAAAAAGGTTTTTGGTGATGCTATCGCTAAAATTAAATTAATAAAGCAAGGAGAATAAAATGGCAAAGATAATGAATGTGAAACTTTTTAACGAAAGTACACATGGTAAATTATGGAATGGTGTAAAAAAAATATATGCAATGTATTTTGAAGAGCATCAGAAACTACCAAAACCGATAACACAGAACTCTAAGTTCAAGGTCGAAAAAGAAATTACCATCAAGCCAGGTGTTTACAAAGCAGTATTGTGGTGTAATCCGGGCGAGGGTAATGATGATGAAGATTTGGGCGATTGTAATCTAGTTATCGAAACAAGAGATGAATAAACCATTTGGAGGGTAGTCATGCCGAAAAAGGAGATATATCAAAAAGACCCTGAAAAATGGAGAAAGAAAAGCAGGGAAAGCTATAATCCTGATTATCATGCAGAGTATCGAAAGAAAAATCGTGAGCGCATCAATGCGATGAGGAGGGAAAGATATAAAAATAATCCCGACTATGATAAGGAATATAGTAAAAAAAGATATCAACAGCTGATTGAGGCTAATTCTGATCAAAATCAGGAAAATAGCGAAAAATCAGACAGTTGACAGAAAAAAACCCCCTCTAATTTAGCCGTTATCGACTTTTAGAGGGGTGTCCTATACGTTTGTATACCATTAATGAGTTAGTCGTTTCTCGTCCATTGTAGAGCCTTTATCAGGGGTGTCGACATTTTCAGCCTTAGTTTCTTCCTGAATACCCATTAATTTGTTATTGAGACCTGGAATCTTGGTTGCAAGGGCTTGTAGTTCTTCGATTAGCTCCTCATCAGATTTATTTTGTCCTTTTTCAACATTTAGATTTATGCTTTGTGAACTATATCCGCCTAGTTCCATGACAAGTTTTGCTGAATTAAATTTTACTGAGTCTTGTTCAGAATTAAACATCAAATCTTTAAGAACTGAGATAGCTGAAACTGATGCAGATGATATTCTATCCTCGTTTCTCTTTCTGATCTCTTCGGAATATTTGTTCTTGAGATATGCGCCCATGGTCTTGGCACTTTTATATCCCATCTCTTTTGCAACAGCAGTTGCATTACCCGCATTATGTCCCTCTACAAAGGCATCTATAAATGTTTGTTCATCTTCTCTGCTTATTTTCTTCGGCATCTACTTTCTCCAATAACCATTTCTTTAATTTATTTGTTACATGCTTGGGTAGTGTTAAATCTTTTCTGTCTTTAATCCAAGACTTATCTACCACAAGACTCCCATCTATATCCACTTGTGTGTCAGATCCTGAGATATGACTGACAAGTGTTATAGTTTTGTCGTTCTCTTCAACGACTAATCCAATAGATATACAATCAGCAAGTTTGTGTTGTAATTCATTTATATCTGTCCATCCTGATGTAGGGCTAATTGCATCTTCCCAATTAATAAGTACGAGTTTTGGTTTCATTTTTTATTTCTTAAAAAGTTTAAGTATTCAGCACCCTCCTCTACTTCCCAAAATATCTTGATGAAGTCGGGGTGATCTTCTGTAAGTTCAGTATTAAATACAGCAACAGCACAAGCAGACATCATCTTACATGGAAGATTAAGTTGCTTTGCAAAGTTATCGTACTTTTTATATGAGCCAACCTGAACACAATGCATAATCTTGTCTGAGTTGGCATCTTTAATTGGTGAGTAACCTGAGACATGAGTATGTCCTGCTATCAGTAAGTGGTCTCTTGCATTGAACAATGCGTGTCTTACGATTCCATGAGCTGTGTTATACATAGAGTGGCCTCTAAAGTTGTGCGCACAGTTTACTTTGATTTCATGTTTAGGTAATTTGATTTTGAGTCTTGCGCTGTGGTTAGAGTATACAGTCTTCAGGGGTTTGCACATCCAAGTGATAGGATCGCCCTCCATAGCCCACATGTCATGGTTACCTGCAACTATAAATATATAAGGTGTTGCATTGACTAACCACTCAACTAAAGCCCATTGCTGCTCCCCGGTAGTGCTTTGGTCTGCCCATAAACCTGCCAACTTACCACGCCTAGCCCAGTTATTTGATAGATCACCTACAGAACAAGCAAACATACCATCTGTAGCATTGACTATATCTATATGTTTTCTAAGTGATACCCAATCACATCCATCATCATCAACATGTGGGTCGCCCTGGATATAAAGACCAATAGGTTTTTTGTCATTTATCTTTATATTGATAAACTTTTCAGAGTTTTCTCTAGCTTGTTTTCTTTTGAATACTTCTGTTCTTGCATTGATTAATTCTTCTGTTGACCAATCTGAATTCTTAGCTTCCTCTAGTTCATAGTTTTTTACTACTTTAGGATTTTGTGTTTTCTTGCCACAAGTCTTACACCTATATCTTTTTCTTTGTTTTTCTGTACCATCTGTTCCTGACTTTATAATATGGCTTGAACCACAATGAGGGCAAACAAGCATGTCCCCATCATCGTTTCTTTGGATAACTCCGATCCTGCTGTAGTTACCACCATTGTTATGTATGGTCATTTTTGTTTTTCCTGTTTAATTAGATATTCGAGATACCACTTAGCTTTCTCTAAGTCTTGTATAGGTGTGCCTTTATAAGGGAATCGGGTAACGTATTTTACGATGTTCCCACGAACATAATCCATATCCCAGGATCTTATGTATTCGATTGTCTCTATACCTTTGGTATAATGACTTGGTCGATTAATAAGGTCTTCTTTCTTCTTCATCTATTTTATCCATGACTTCTTCATAAGGTATAGGTTCACAGTTTAAAAAAACTACTCCTCCATATTTATAATCAATCCTATTGTTAATTACAGTTCTTATGCTGATTTCAGCACTTGGGTCTATTGCATGGATTGCTTTGATGATTTGCATTTCCCTTTTTGTATAAGGTATGTTTGCACTCATGTTACCTCCTACTAGTATGTGATTAGATACACTAAAACTAGTATAAGTATAAACTCTAAAACCGATATTTCAGGTTTTAGATATTTTGTTCTTACCTTACTTAGTAAGAACTTAATTATCTTTGTCATCTCATCAGAGGGTTGCTACTCTTAGCTTCCAAGTTCTCCAACTTTGATTTCAATACAGATAATTCTTTTTCTAGTGGTGCGATGTCAGGAATAGTCCTAGCTTCTACCACCTCTAGTCTATTTAAAATACCTCCCACTTGCACCATGATGCTTCCGAGGGTAATTACTAAACCTATTATTCCTGCTATTGTCTTGATGTCCATAATGTGTCCTCGTAAGTTTGGTTTGGGTAAATATTTCTAATATCGACATAGGTGTTATTTGTGTATGTTCCTATATCAATACTTTGTAATTCAGGTTGTATAAATATATCTGTATTGATTTGTGAATAAGATGATATCTTGTTCTCTTTTGCCATAACTTTTGCAACTATCATTTGTGTTGCTCTAAGTTGTCCATCTATTGTCTTGATCTTCTCTGCTACTTTTGTAGAGATTTCTTCTATAGTTAGTTCGGTTTCAACACCCCTACTGTCGTCTTGTGTG